CATCTTTTTGGTAGTAATCTACTTCTGTACCAACTTTAATTGAGTTCTTAGTTTCTGCACCCATACCGTGTTTTGCAAGAACTCTATAGTTCTCTGATATAGTACTTTCTTTGATTTTACCTTTAACTAAATCGTCAAGGTTACTATCTAACCAGTCAATGAATTCGTCTTCATCGTCTCCACGAATCTCACCAGCATCTACTGCCCAACGCTCTAGTTCGTCTTCTGCTTTCTTAGATAGGTCTAGGTTACCACTTTTCTGTGCTTTCTGAAGTTCTCTTTTGTGTTTACGAACTATGTCTTGTATCTTCTTACCTTCTGTTACTTCACCCATTTTTAAAGGTTTTTTCTTTTGACTGTAGTAATCTTTAAGGAATTCTTTTGCTTGTTGAAGTGAAACAGGATAGTTTTTTGCAATGTCTTTTGCTGTCATACCTTGTTGAATGTCTAGGAATAAGTCACCCATTGCGCCTTCTGACATTTCTTCTTCTTTGATTTCTGTTGTTAGAACTTTTGGTTTTAACATCTTCAACACTTCTTTGTGTTGTTTAGTCATATCTTTATTACCAGCATCAATTGCAAGTTCACCTTGACTTAATCCATCATCATTGATGTCTAGTTTGATTAACTGTTGACTTTTAAAGTAGTCCAATCCTTTTTGAGCATCCCTTTTGTTTTTGAATTTGTATTCTGCATACTCTATTTTTTCTGATATAGTTTCTTCACTAGAAGTGTTTGCAATTTTGTAAAATTTCTGTATAGATTCAAGACCTTTTTGAATACCACTACGAACATTATTGAATGCAGGAGCAGATAAACCTGAACCTTTCATAGTTTTTTCTACTTCTTTAAGCATACCCTGTAATTTCTTTTCGAGTTGTTGAACTTTCTTTACATCATTTTCGTCATATGCTTTTTCTAAGATTTCCTTAACTTCAAACTCTTCGTTGTGGGGGAAACCTTTTAAAGGATTATCAAACACTTGACTGAAATGTTTTCTCGCACTCTCTTGTTTTTCTTCATTCTGAAGAGCAATCTGAGATAGATATTCTTCTACCTGTTGACCTGGCGTATCATGTTGATATGCAAGACGAGTTTCCTCTGTCCCTACTTCATGAACTCCGTTATCTGTTTTATTTCCGTTTCGCATTTGGTAAGCACCCCTTTTCCTTTAGTTTGTCCCTCATACGAGGTTCTTTTCTGTTATAATTTTGAGTAACAATACTTAGATTAGATTTGTCGTTGTTCATAGGGTTGTTATCCTTATGATGTACGTCTTTATCTGAAGTAAGTTTCTTACTATTCTTTAAACTTCTTCGTGCTTCGTTTCTCTTTGCACGTCTTTTAATTTGTTCGGGGTCTGAGTGGTAGTTCTCATACTCCTTTTTGTAATCTCTATCTTCTTCGACTTCGGTCTCTTCTTTCCTACCTTTTTCGTATTTCTTGATAGAGTCTTTTGCAGACTTCATCATTCTCTTATCATGTTTCTTAAGAGTTGCTTTCTGTTTCTTATCTTTATCAGAATAGTATCCTTCTTCAACCTCTTCACCGAACTTAAGAAATAACTTACCCTTTTGTTGTTCTTTATCTGTAACTTTATGTCCAACCATTGAACCGATAGTGTTAATCATACCAAGACCTTTCTCGGGATTACCCCTATACTCTTTTTCTAATCTATCTGCAACCTTTTTAGTAATCAGTTTAATGATATCTGCAGCTGAAGTTACTAACTTACCTTCCTTCACATGATATCCACTGTCACCACAATGGTTACAACCTTTTCCACCACATTCGGGACAAGTCATCTTTGATTCTTCTAATTCAACTGACTCGTTTGCCTTTCTGTCTGCATCTCTTTGTTTTTGAATTGCAATATTCTCGGACTCTTTCTCTTTCTCTAGTCCAAGTTTCTCGTTACTTCTTTCATGTCTGTCTTTTAATGCTTCAAGTTCCTTTTCGTGTTTAACTTTAAGGTCTTCCAACTCTTGAACCTGTTGTGCTTTTACATTAGCTTGTTTAACTGCAACGGGTTCTTCAGAAAACATTGTTTTAAACGTCTCAATCTTATCTTCTCGTGCAAGTTTCTGTGTCTTTAATATGTCGTTTAATAAATCCATAATACTATTTAGTCTTTTTTAAATGTAACTCTCGTTCTTTCCATGCGATTGCAACTTTATTGTTAGGGAATACACCAGTCCATGACATGAGTTTACCATAAAGACCATTTGTCTTCTTTTTAAGTGCATTAAGTGTATCATCATTCTCTATCTTAATGAAGTCTCTACCGAACATCTTCTGTAATTTAATGGCATTTGCATTTGATTTGTTCCAATCTTGAGTAACAATTTCGGGTGGAACTTTACGAGGTCTCGCTTGATTTCTAGATTGTGCATTCTTTAGTGATGTTTGAACATAAATCATCTTAGATTCATATCCAAGTACATCTAGATTCTTTTTGTATGCTTGGATTTTACTATCATTTGCTGATGTAGTGTCGAAGATAAGTCCCAATCTACCATCCATATACATGTCCATACCTATCTTAGTAACTTCTTTTGCTCTTGCACGAATAGGGTCATAGTCTTTAGGGTCGTTCTTAGATAGGTCTAATGATAATCCTGCTTTCTTAAGACCTTTCTCAAATGCACTATCTGTATTGACTAGTTTAAGTCCTAATGCTTTAAGGGAAAGACCATTAACCACTTCTGATTTACCACTTCCAGGCCCACCCATTAGAAATACTGCTTTAAATATACCTTGGTCATAGACCCCTTCATTAAGTAAGTCCTCTTGCATGTAAGATGGTAATGTATCTTCTTTAAGATTCATACCTCTTCTTACTGCTTTCCAAAGTTTGTCTGCATGTTTTTGGTCGGGTACACCTGTTTTAAATGATTCAAAGTCGTTTTCACTTGCAGCCAATCTCATCTTAGATGCACTCATTCCACTTACGTCATCTGAATCGGGGTCTCTCTCTCCAGCAGAGATGATTTGAATGTCATCAAACTTATAGAAACCATGTCTACCTTTTACTGAGTTGTATTTGTTTAGTATTGTAGTGAATTCTTTAACTCTATCTGAACCAACGACCATACGAATTTTAGTGTAACCTTGTGTGTAAAGGTCTGTAACGATTTCGAACACTTGTCTTGCATTACTGTTCATTACCCCAACCTTTCTACCAAAGAATAGGTTCATGAATTTCTGTTTAGTACCAAAGTCTAGTGGGTTCTTCTTGGCGTCTTGTGAATGTGACATATAGATTAGAGGAACATAACCACCACTAGTAGATTTTGTAAGTTTATCAACAAGTTTTGCATGTCCAACTGTAGGTGGATTGAATCTACCAAAGCTAAACACTGCACCTTTTGTTTTATCTTCCTTTACAAATCTATTAAATGTTTTCATTATTTATCCCATGCCTTTGCAGCGTTAAAGTTATTCTGACTGAACTCCATTCTGTCTACTAACTTAACTGCACTTCCGTCTGAGTCAATTGCAACATAACCTTCGGGATTGACTACTTCAAATCCTGTGTCGGTCTGTTTGAATGTACCCACACTCTTTACTCTATTTAGGGCGTTAATAATAAGTTGTTTTGCAGTAATGATGTATCCTTGGAAATGTGTAAGGTTGTCTACCATTGCTCTGATGGTATTTAAGTCTCTCATGATATCCTTACCAATCTGTTCTTTGATTATCTTATTCTTTTCAGTTTTAATCTTTGCAACAATCTTATCTCTCCAATAGGTCTCTACATGATTCATATAGTCTTGACCATTCGGATTCCATTTACCAGCTCTAATCAATGAGTTGGTGTATGTCTTGTAGGATGCTCCAGCAGCTCCCTTTGATGTTAGTGTCTGTTGGATGTCCATGAATTTCTTAAGGTCTTTTTTAGTTATTCCGTGGAATGCTCTACCTGTATTCTCAAGTGACTTGGTTAACTTAAGGGTTTCAGTTGCAGTCATATTACCATAACCAGTTGTGTCTTTGTATGTTGCATCATCCATCCATACATCTGAATTCTTACTTGGAAGTTTTGCACCGAATGATGCACTTAGTGTATCAATACTACTCCCCGAGTAGGTTGTGTGAAATACAATTCCTAGTTTTGCTGAATTCATTTCCTTTCCAACTGCAGAATCAGCTTCAACTGCATATAGAATTGTATTAGGTTGGAATGTAATGAACTTCTTTCCGTCCATTGATGTAGATTTCTTATCGTTAGTGAACATTAAGTCACCTTGAAGGATTTGTTTCATCCCTAATTTAGATAAGTATTTGAATGAGTCTAGGAACTTGGATTCAAGTTCTCCACTTAGTTCGGGTGCATCCTTAATTTCTTGTTCGGATGTATAGAACTTAGGTTCTTTATTGAATAATGATTTCTTTGCAACAAAGAACTTCTTAGTTTCGGGATGAGGGCCACAAAAGATTGCAGGAGCTCCATCCCATTTAACAGTCATGTTAACTCTACCACTGGAGTTACCCTTGAGCATGTTTCTGAGTTCTTGTAGGAAGGTTATAGATTGACGACCACCATCAATACCAAAATTGATAATGTTATCTTCTAAGTGTTCTAAATGTAAATTCTTGACTGCCATATAGTAGATTATACACTAAAATGTGTATCCTGTCTACTATTTATAAGAATTAAAAGGTGTATTATTCGGAAATAAGAGCTTCAATCATTTCTGCATGAGTAATGTTAGCATTACTCAAGTCATCTGTTAGAGAAGCAACATGAGATGCAATGTAACCATCTGCAGTCAAATCAAACCATCTCTTGTATTCTCCTTTCTCTTGGTCTGTTCCACTTGCACTAATTCCATTGTCTCCAGTCATTGATGGATGAGCTGTTCTCCATTCCGTAAGAAGAGTCGATAGACCAGCAGATAAAACTGTATTTCTTGTAGTGTCCTCAAGTCTAGCTTGGATAACCATATTATCTGCATTTAAACCTGTTATTGCAGGTATTTTATAAGTACCCGAAACATTATTAAACAGATTTAATTCCTCTTGAATGGGATCCACATAAGTCGTTCTATATGTATCACACTGTTCTTGTGTAAACAGGTTTGCTGTATATCCATGTACTGTTGTTGGAAGTGCCATTGTTAATTTCTCCGAAATTGGTATAAAAGTTTTATACTCTTATTTATGTTTTTATGAGTGGTCTAGAATGCAATTTTGACTCTAATTTTGCAATCTTTTTAGATATTTTATCAATCCTGTCAGCATCCTTAAGTTTCTTTGCTTCTTTCAAAGAACTCTTCAATTCAACCTTCTTCTGTAAAGTATCTAAAACTTCACTCGGTTTTAAATATTTATTCATATAACTATTTAGGTCACATTTTAAAGTCGCCAAACTTACTTGACCTTCCTCTATCTGCAACAGGAATTGAATCATCATAAGAACTTTCTGCATTCTCAATCAACTCTTCCTGTGCTTCTTGTTCACAATCGTACAACTTCATACGACTTCTGTCGACACCTATGACAAACCTTTTGAATACGGTGGGGTCATTGTATCTATTCTTTAACTGTTTGACTACCATTTGGTCTAACTCTTCTAGTTCTTCTGAAGATATCAATGCAAACATAAAGTCTGCAGTAGCAGGTAAACCAAAGGACTCTGAAGTATCTGTAAGTTCTACATCTGTTGAACCATAACCACTTCTTGTTGTTTGTGTTGCACTCATGATTGGTACATCAAACTCTACTGCAAGTCCTCTAAGTTCTTCTGCAATACTCTTGACCAATGTGTAACTGTTTGCACCTGCACCAGGCTTGACCCTATGTGATGCACATATGTTAAGATAGTCTACATATATCATATCGGGTTTGAAGTCCTTCTTGATATCTAATTCTTGTAGTAAGTGTCTGAAGTGACCAACATGTGCTGATGCAGTAGGGTATTCTTTAATGATAAGTTTACCAGTAGTCTTACCTTTCAGTTTATCCACCTTCTTACCAAATTGTGTTTTAGTAACATCAGCCAAGTCTTGAATAGGAATGTTCAGAACATTTGCATCGATTCTCTCTGCAATCTTTTCTTCTGACATTTCTAATGTGATGTATAAGACATTCTTGTTCATCATCAAGTTTGCTGATGCCATGTGACACATGAATAGGGATTTACCGACACCCGTACCTGCAAGGCAGATGTTCAAGGTTTTATTCGGTAAACCACCCTTAGTAACTTTGTTAAAGTATTCCAAATCAAATGGTAGTTTCTCTTCTTCTCTATTGTAGAATTCCCATCTGTCATCAGCATCTTCTAATTGGTCGTGACCAATATTTGTGTCAAAAGACACTGAAAGTGCATCCTTCAAAAGTTCGGGTATATCACCTTTAGACCGTTTAGACTTTTCGTCAAGAACCTCGATAGAGTCCATAACAGCGATGTAGATAGCTCTATCTTTGCACCATTTTTCTGTCTCGTCTATCAACCACTCTTGTGGTGTTTCTTCACTACTTTTCTCTATACTCCCAACAATAGACTTAGATTGAACAAGGTCACTGTCACTAAGACGAGTGTTGTTCTCTAAGTTAATGAGAAGTGCTTCTGCTGTTGGGGTTTTGGTGTACTTTTCGAAATAATCCTTTATCTCGTTAAATACAGTCTTCTCATCGGTCTCGGTGAAATACTCGTCCTTTACAAAGGGAAGCACCTTCCGTGAAAACGAATCACTCTGAATCAGATTCTTCAGAATCGTCTGTTCTATTCTCTGTGTTTCCATATTTGAAATATTCCTTTGCTACTTGTTCTAATTTTTCCATCACATCTGGCGTGAAGTATTTTTCGGGATTGTTGTTAATCGTCTTACCAAATTCGGTCTTACCATTTGGGAGTTTAACTCTTGTACTTGATTTCTCAAATACTCCAAATGCAAGTGCCATATCTAATAGACCATAGTACCTGTCCAATCCTTTGTCGTATGATAACCTTACATCAACCACTCTGTTCTCAACAGTCAATCTTGACTTTGCGTTTTTACAATGGATGATATTACCAACGATTTCTGTTCCTTCCTTCTCTTTCCTTTTAGAAAGATAGATAATTGATGATGCAGCGTACTTGAGTCCACTACCTCCACCCATTTCCTTTTGAGGGAACATAGAACCAATCACATCATATGTGTGATTTGTAACAATCATAGGAACACCGACTCGTCCAAGTTTAAGAGTAAGAACTCTGAATGCACCTTTGGTTATTTGTGCCCTCGTCATGTCTTTGGTCTCTTTACCTTCTGCAGTGTCTTCGATTTCTTTGGTTGTTGATAACATACCAAGTGAATCTAAACAGAACATCATAGGTGGACGTTTGTCTTTAGGGGTTTCTGCATACTTATCCAGTATACTGATTGCTTGATTTCTGAACTCTTGCACTGTGACTACAGGAACTATAACGACTCTATTAGAATCAATTCCTCTATCCTCAATCATATCTCTTGATATTGCTGATTCAGATTCGAAATAGATTACCGCTGCATCCTTATTGTCTTCTAGGAATTGTTTTACCATACCTAGTGCAAAAAAGGTTTTACCTGTTGCAGATTCCCCTGCAATTGCAGTAATCTTGTTTGAAGGAAGTCCACCGTATAGTGAACCACTTAATAGTGCGTTGAAAATGTGTGAACCAGTATCAATGAACCCGTCTACATCTCCAGCTGCGACACCGTCATTAACGATACTTGCGTATTCGTTACCCGATGCTTTTACTAAATCTTTTAAAAATGACATATTAAACACTCCTCATAAATGTATACTTAAGTATACAACAAAGGGTCTTATTTGTCTAGGGGTTTTTTACTATTCTTTGGAGTTAATGACGCATCACATTTAACATGTTCTGCCATCATTGTGTGAAGGGTTTTAATCTGAACTTCTAGGTGAACAATGAAACCAAATATGATTGCAATCATTAGTATATAAAAGCAATCAATCGCAGAAACAATCATTTTAGAACCTTATCAATCTGTTCTTGTGTAACAGTCCCGTTTTCTAATAACAGTTTACGGTGTTCTAAGTGTCTTTGTTCTGTAGTATCTTTGTTCTCACCAGTGTATTCCACTGCATGGTGGTCATCTATCATTTGCTGATTGACTGATACTCTTGGAGTAGATTCAAGTAATGTTTGGTGTCCTTCTGACTCGTCCATCCAGTCTTCATCTGACCCGACAAATACAAATAGTTCTCCAAGTATTCTTCCGAACTTTCCTTTGTCATGACTAACGAGTGTGATATCACCTTCTGAAAGTAATTTCTTAAGATGTGCTTTAGCTGCTTTACCAAATAGTTTCTCCACTAAATCTCTTGTTCTAGACTCGGGGGTATCTATACCCATTAGCCTAACTCTTTGTTTTTTTAGAATTGTTGAAAATCCTAAATCAATATCTACATCAACCGTATCACCATCTACTACTTTAGTGACTGTGACATGAAATTCTGCTTGTTTGAAATTTTTAGTTCCCATAAGATTATTTATCCAAAAAAGGAGTCTAAGGACGCAACTGGTTCTACATTCCACCCGATTAGGGTGATTACCTTCTTCAGTGGTTCTATGAATGACTTGTCAAATTGCAAATCGTAATCAACATATCTATGTAAATCAAACTCTTTGGGTAATGTGTTGATGTAAGATATAACATTCTCATTCAATGGATTAGGCACTGTTAAATATGTAAATCGTATCTTATCACTATTCTTAACAACCTCATATCTCTTGTCTAAGTTCTTCTTCTTAAGTTCATTGTTGTATAGCAATGCACCTCTGACATGAATGGGTGTTCCTTTTGAATAGATTGTTGTGGTGTTAGAGTACTGTTTTAGATTGTTACATCCTCTCGGTGACGACATATCCTCTACTGGAAGGTTTCTAAAATCCTTTCTTGTATATTCTACGAAATCCCAAAGTTCCTCTTCAGTTCCGTTCATTACTGTTTTGAAGGCCTCTGTAAGTTTACCTCTAACCCATTGTGGTGTGCTGGACTTTGCAGTTTCAATACCCATCATCTTGAGTTTAGGGGTCTCGTATCTGACACCCTCGTTATCATAAACATTTAAAATGTATCTTTTCTTTGCAGTCCATATTCCACGGTCTGCAATAATCTCTCTACCCATTTCCATCTTGTTTTGGAATGCGTTAGTGTAATCTGCAAGTTCATCATAACCTTGTGCAAGAACCTGTTCTACTTTCTCTTGTCCGATAGTGTTAAGAAAGTCACAGATTTTGTTCTTGTCGGTGCCTTCAGGGAACACTTGTGACACTAGGTCATCAAAAGTGATGTAGACTGAATCGGTATCCATTGCAATCACATAATCTTTGTCTTCTGTCTTAAGAAGTTTATTCATCCATGTGTTGATAGATTTCTCTGCAGTCTTAATAATCAACTGACCCGACATAGTAATTGCTTCTGCAAGATTAGGGTCGAAGAATGCAAAGTATTGATTCGCAAGAGCGCCATAAGCAGAGTTAAGTGCAATCTTTCTTACCTGTTGATTGTTGTATGCACGTTTGATAAGTGTATCTAGTTCTCTCTTGCGTTTTGCATCCTTACATGATTCCTTTTCAATTTGATACTCAATCATCTTCTTCTTCCATGCTTTTCTTTCTTCATAGAAAGTCTCCATGAGTTCGGGAAGGAATCCTTGTTTATCTCTTGTGAACATTACTCCGTTAGGTGTAACTGTTCTATCGTTTTGTTTAAGTGGTAAAAGGTCAGCAGTACCTTCTAGCATAGATTCGATATTGACATCCATTCTCTGTCCACCCTTAATCATCTTCTCGGGTGAGATGTTGTGTTGCATAATGATGTGGGGATAGAGTGAGTTCAAGTCAAACGACATAACCCAGTTGTGTTTACCTACCAATGGTTCTTTGACATATGCACCAACAATAGAATGTTGTTTACTTCTGTCCAACTTCTGAGGGGGTGTTTGTATACCCTGTTCCTTAAGGAAGTTGTAAATAATTGTTTCCCAATACTTAACCATACCAAAGGTATCTGCAAAGTTACACTTCGCATTATAAGCCATGGTCATTGTTAGTTCTAATAGTCCCATCTTATCTTCTAAGTCTTCTACAAGTGTTACATCTTTGACATTGTATTCTAAGAATAAAGGATAGTTTTGTTTGTAAAGTGTATGAAGTGAACCATAGTCCGAGTAATCAATCTTTGCTTTACCCAACTCAATATGTGAAATATGATTAAGAGAATATGATTCTTGATTTACGAATGTATGTTTCTTGTACAGTTCCATATAGTCAAGTACATTCAACCCATGCAATGTAAACTTCATTTGCTTTTGACCGAAGTTAGACATATACTCTCTAACATCCGACATGTTCCAAGGGGATAGTTTCTTATGTTGGTCTTCACCAAACAATCTATCGATACGATTGCATAGGTAAGTGATATCAAATGTATCTACGTTCCATCCTGTAATTATATCAAAGGATTCTTTTCTCCAGTACTTGATAAACTCTGTTAGTAATTGTGCTTCATCAACACATTCATAATACTTAACATTCTTTGGTGCATCATCCCAAGGCCCAATACCAAAAGTATGTGCATTATGTCTGAATGGTTTGATTGTGATTGCATTTACTTTCTCTTCTGCAAGTGTAGGTTCGGGAAAACCATTCTCTGACTCACACTCAATGTCAAGTGTAGCAATCTTA